GAACACCGTTTACGAGCAGACCGGCAATCGCTGCGTACGTGTCTTGCGGCAGGATCCACGAAGCGGATCCCCAATACGCTGCTGGCAACTTCGTGTAGCGCATTTCAGACAACTTTGCAACGGTTGCACCGGCAGTGATTGCCAGGGCGCGAGTAGTGCCGGTGCTTGTCGCTGTGGTGATGTTGATATCGGTGGTGACGCCGGTCGATGCCTTGACGGTAAAGATGCCCGTCGGTGCATTCGTTCCGGATCCAGCCACGTAGCCCCACTCCAAATTCTTGAGCAGCTGGCGCTGGAGGTGCTCGGTCACTTCCATTTCCACGTTAAATCCGGCGTCCGACTGCAGAATCAGTTGCTGACTCACTTCGGTCTTAGGCAAGCATGGAATCGGTGCAAGCGGCACTTCCTTAAACAGCGGATCAGCATTGGTTGCAGCAACCGTGCCGGTGTCGGCTTGCGTCCAAGCAGAGGTGTAGTCCGCAGTCTTCAGCGTGCTGAAGCGCAAGGTTTGGTAACCCTGAACGCCAGTGCGGAGGTCTGCGATGTTACGCATGATGCTGTTGGCATCGAGGTACTTGAGAACAGCGTCTTGGTAGACCTTAGGAATCAGGATCGAACTTGACGCGGTCGAGATCAGTTCGCGCTGCTCGGGCATCTGGCCGGTGCGGAGGTAGTTAACGAACTGCTCCTCGTACTTCTTGGAAGCGCGAATGTCCATCGAGCGTTCTTCGGTTTTCTTGCCGAGGTTTTCGATGGCAGACGATGAAGCGAAACGCTCGCGCACTTGCGCGGCGCGGATCTCTGCATCGAGCTTGCCGAGTTCGTTGGCGACTTCGTGACCGCGGGCTTCAACTTCGACGGTCATGGAATCTTGTGCGAGAATGGAATCGCGCTCAGTGACGAGCGCCTTACGGGTCTCAAACATTTCAGACAGTTTCATGATGGCATCCTTAGTCGCAGACGGAGCCGGGCAACGCCCGACTGAAGGGTTCTTGCCTCGACGCTCGTCTGCTGATAAGCGCCTTCGGACACTACGGAAATTTCGATCAAACGAACTTGATTGAGCGTGCGTGTGTTGCCGCTCCAAGAATCTGAGATCACGTTGAAGCCAAACGACATCTCCGACAACACGCCAGCGTCCACAAGAGATCTCGTTGACCGGGCGAGCTGGGTGTCTGGGAGGGTCACCTCAAAAGCAAGACCGTGTTGATCGCTGCGAAGTTGCAGCAGTCCGCTCTTGGTGTTGGCAAGCAAATCGCGCGAATCGTGACCGACAAGCAGCGAGATGTTGTTGCCGAGGGACGAATCAAACGCGCCGCGGGCCACACGTTCGGTAAATGGCTTGCCGCCATTGATGCCGCGGAAGGTCAGCGGGTGGCTCGGGGCGTCATAGACCGAGGCGTAGCCGCCGATCTTGTCGCCCGTCATGGCTAGTTTGGCTGTGCGAATCTCAAGCAATGTCTTCACCTCCATCAATGTTTCCGGCCGCGTTGTCGCCTTGCGTGGCGCTCATGCCGCCTGGCATGGACACACTTGGAATTTCGAACTGATCGCCCTCCAAAGGGGGAAGCCCCATTCGCTTGCGACCGTCGTTCGGTGAGAGGATCCCGGCGAGGACAAGTTTCGACAGCGCCATGCCAGCATCGCGCATATTGCCGCGGAGCAGGACGTCGGTATCGAGTCTCGCGTGTTCGCCGGGCCCGCAGAGTTTTCGCGTGATCTCCGACTCCCACGCTGTCACCCATTGGGCTAGTGCGCCATCAACGTAGGCGCGTGCTGTTTCGGATTGTGAAGAAAGCGCCCCGCCGCCCTGCTGGTACAGCATTTCCGGCGGCACGCCGAATGCGCGGGCCACTTCCTGAATGGAGAACCGGCGCGACTCAAGCACATTGCTGGTGCTTTCGCTGATCTTCTCGGCCTTCATGCCCTCGCGCAAGATCAACGGGCGCGACGCACCTTCAGGCGTCGAGTGCATCGTCTGCCAGGCGTCGCGGATGGCTTGAACCGTCTGATCGGACATTGCGCCAGGGTGAGAAATCGAAATCTTGCCGCCGCTTTTGATAAGCGCCGAGTGCGCCGCGTCCTGGTCTGCGGCCAGATTGAACGCTGCCCGTGCTGCGTCCAGTGGCCCAATGAACCAATCCGGGCGCAGTGGATCCGGGTAGCAACCAAGATGCAGCACCTGGTCGGAGGACAAAGTAGTACCGGCAAGCTTGTAGATCACGCCGTCTTCGGTCATTTCCGAACTGATCGCGTTCGTCGGCATCGGTTGCAGTTCCGCAACAGCGCCTGAACTATCGCGCCGAATCAGCGCGACACCGTTGCCGGATTCGAGCGCGCAAGCGGTGATGTAGCGTCGGAACTCGTAGCCTGACTGCCAGCGCGAGGCGTCGCGGGTCATCAGTTGTGTAATCGGCGAGTCGACCAATTGACCGTCGCTATCAACGACGTGGAACGGTAGCCGTGCAAGGTCTGCCGAGATCAATTGAGTCGCTCGAACGACCGCAGGGAGGGACGATATAGCCGGTGCGGCTAGCGGCTCCGGCCGTGCGTAGACGACCGTGGCGCTTCTGAATCCCATGAACCTGGCGAAGATGCTCACGCAGAGCATGGAACAACTTCGCCTAGCGTTGTCAAGCGATTATTTTAGACTTGCACTCTTAACCGATTGGACAACTGCTCGTACTCAGTCCGGTTGCCTCGCGCACCTGGTGATGCTCCACCAAGAGCGCGGCCATGTTGCCGGAGACGATCACATCCATGTTGCCTTTGCCGCCGCGTCCTTTTACCGGCCGGATGTTGCCCACATTGTCTGAAATTAAGGTGATTTGACCTAGTCCGGACACCAAAACTGGGTCTGCCGTGTAGGTCAACTGCCTACTTTTCAAGAGGTCTGCCCATACTTTCCAAGCAGGAGCCATCGTTCTAATGCCTTGATCGATAGTAATGATGGGCCATCCACGGTCGATCCATCGTTTAATGTCATGCGCTTGCGCTGGATGCGGGTCGACTCCGATCTTTCGGACGTCGTAAGTAGCCATCATGTTCTCAATTTCCGCTTCCACAATCCTCATGTCCTGCCATTCATCAGGCATTCGCCGAAGGTGTCCCGCTTGAATCCACTTTTGTAGTGGGTTTCGACTTCTCTTCTCATCAAGGGCAATGTCGACGCCGGCCCACCAGCACACGTTGCGGCCGCGAATCATCTTGCCATCGACCACCATCAAGGTAAGCGCGGTCAGGTCGAGCTGCGCACCGTAACCGCCGCGGCTTAGGTCAACAGCAATCACCGCCGGAGCACCGCGCAACCGCGTCCAGTCAACCTCCTCAAACTGGCGCTCAAGGATTGCTGTATCGACATCAGACGTCGCAATCGTGTGATATCTGCACGCCAATTGCGTTTCAAACTCGGCAATTTGCACCGGATCGCCGGTGTTTAGCATCGTTTGCGCGGCCAGTTGTAACTGCGTCGGGTCGACAATGACGCCCAAACCTGGGTGCGCCTTTGCCCAAACCGCAGGATCCGAGGCTTGATCTTCGGCATCTAGACCGTAAATCATGGGCCACCAGCCCGCCGGATAGGGCGTTCCGTCAGCAATTGCGGCTTCGCACGCTTGCCAGTAACCCCAAATCGGGCGCGTCTTCTGCTCCGGATCGGGCGTTGTGATTGCCAACAGTTGCGACGTGGCAAACTTGGCAAGCCCGGTGAGCAAGCGCCCGAACGCTTTATTCATGCGACTTGTCTCATCGCTCACCGTGAGCCGACTCGTCAAACCGTCGAGGGCGGCATCAGTACATGGCAGTGATACGTAACGGTTGCCCCCGTGTCTGACTTTGCCAGGGTGCGCTGGCGTTGAACCACCCGAAACTTTCCATTCTTGCTCGTCTTTGTCCGTGTCATCGTGCGCCAACGTGCGGCACATGGTCTGCATACGCTCGAAAGTCTTCTGTGCAAGACGGCCGTCGGGCGCTACAGACGAGAACTCCAGCGCTTGCGATCCGTCGCGCATAGCCGCCATAATCATCGATGCCGCAAACTCGGTCTTGCCGTTGCCACGGGCCACCACTAGCAGCAACGCCTTGGTTGCTGGCGTGTCGGTCTTCACCTTTGAGACCACGCGCCGCCTGGCAAGCAGGATCATGGCCACCATGCATTGCCAGGGCATCCATTCCAGTGGTTGACCAGCGCCCTCTTCGACGCCCTGCCCACACTTGCGTGCAAACGCCCGAGCGTCCTCGGCGCGTGGCTCGTCCCACCAGACTTCGTGCGACCCTGGCGCTTTCCGCTCGGCCAGGTAGCGCTTGCACGAATCAACGATCCGAAGATTGGCAACGGCGCTGCCGCTGGCGATGGACTCGGCGTAGGCGTCGGCTAGGTCGGCGCATAAAGGCACCTTTTTGCTGTGGTTACGACGTCTGTCTGTTTTGGCGGATCCCCCACGCGCCCAGATCGGAAGAGC